GCAGACCGCAGTCCCTGTTCCGCCTGCATTTGATCCTGCGGAGGTGGCAGCGATGGTCGCCTCGTCGCTTGAGCGTGCCGGTATTGAGGCACGCCGAGTCGCCACCGAGCAAGCGCAACGCAAGGCCATTGCCGCGTTGGAGGCAGCGATTGAGCGACGGGCGCGGCTGATCTTGAAGCGGCGCAGGGAAGAAGAAATCCTGTTGTTGATGTGAGGGATGCCATGTCGATTTTCACGGTTGAAAGCGAGCGGGTTCAGTTCACGACAGCGGCTGTCAGCGCGTCGGATACGTTCATGGGCGGGATTCGGTTTGCTCCGGACGGCAAGGTACGCGCGTCCACGGGAGCGACGGCGCTATCCAACCAAGGCATCCCGATGACCAGCGACGGGCAGGTCTGCATCGTGGATGCGACGGCGTCCTTGCCTGCTGGGACTGTGTTTGTCAACGCGATCCCGGTTAGCGTGGACAAGGTGTGTTACTCGACGGGCGCTGCGGCTGTGTACAACAACGCAACGCCCTATGTAGCCAACGGCGCATTGTGCGCGACTGTGACCCCGTGAGGACGTATGCCTAGCAAATCCCCTGCACAAGCAAGAATGATGGCGGCGGCTGCACACGACCCTGCGTTTGCCAAGAAGGTCGGCGTGCCGCAGTCGGTTGCCCAGGACTACAACCAGGCCGACAAGGGCGGAAAGATGCTCAAGCAGGCCATGCAAGCCCGCGCGCTTCGGAAGAAAGGCTACTGATGCGACGACGTTGGGTGCAGATCGACGGCGAGCTTGTCGAGGTCGGGGCTGACTATGTGCCCAAGTCCATGACGGGCGCGCGGGATAGCGGGGCTTTGTGGAACGACCGCAGTTACGACGGAATGCGGGCGACTGATGGGGCGGATATTTCCAGCCGCACCAAGCACCGCGAGTACATGCGGATCAACAACCTGACGACGGTAGACGATTTTTCACGGCAATGGGCCAAGCAAGCTGAAGCGCGCAAGGACTACATGACTCGCGGCGGTTCGATCCAGAAAAAGGACATTGAGCGAGCAATCCATCAACTCCAGAACAGGACACGATAATGTCAGACCCCACCACGATCCGAGAGGCGTTAGAAGCGTCCATGCCCGCTGATGACGCACCGGCAGCGGCACCTGTTGCCGCTCCAGAACCTGCACCGCAAGTCGCAGAAAATGTCGCAGAAACGCCCCAAGTTGGGATTGATGCGCCCCAAGTTGGGCAAGATCTGAATGCGCTTGCGGAGCAGGATAGCGGTCGCCCGCGTGACGAGACGGGCAAGTTCGTCAAGGCGGAAGAAGCCAAGACGCCCGAGATCACGCCTGGCCCGAAATCGGGGCCAAAAGAGGCGAAAGCCCCGGCATCGTGGCGCCCGGATGTGCGGGAGCATTGGGGGCAGTTGCCTGAGCCTGTGAGGGCCGAGGTGGCCCGCAGGGAGGCTGAAGTCACTCGCGCTCTACAGGAGACTGCCGAGGCGCGCAAGTACGCTGAGACGCTCACCAAAGCCTTCCAGCCGTATGAGGCATACATCCGGGCGGAAAACGCCACGCCCGCGCAGGTCATCGACAACCTGATGGGCACGGCTGTCAGGCTGCGGACTAGTACGGGGCCGGAACTGGCACAGTTGATGGCGGGCATGGTGTCGCAATTCGGTACCGGGCGGTTCGGCCCGCAGTTCATCAACATGCTGGATTCCGCGCTGGCCGGGTCGAGTCCGCAGGAAAATGACTCGACTAGTCAGATTCAGCAGGTAATCCAGCAGCAGTTGGCCCCCGTCCAGCAATTCATGTCGCAATTCCAGCAGGCCCAGGCGCAAAGCCAGCAGCGGGCGCAGCAGCAGGCGGCGTCCGAGGTCGAAAGTTTCATTTCGTCGGTAGATTTTGGTGAAGATGTACGAAATGAAATGGCCGACTTGATTGAGCTGTCCTCGCGCCGAGGGCGGGAAATGACGTTGCAGGAAGCCTACGAGCAGGCGTGCCAATTGAATCCAAGCGTTCGGGCGGCGTTAACGCAGCGAAAACAGGCGACCGCGCTGCAAGGGCAGAATACTGCGGCGCAACGTGCCAAGGCGGCGGCGGTTTCGGTAACTTCTACCGGGCCGACAATTGGGGCTGTTACCGCGCCGTCAGGGGACACCCGATCTGCCATTGAAGCGGCTATTGCGTTGCATACGCGGTGATGTGATAATGCACGCGGGCGGGGATTATTCCGCCTGCGTGTGCGCCGTCAGCACCGCAGCCACCGATGATCGCAGGAAGCGTTAGCCCATCCTGCATTTGACCGGACTGCACAGGTTCGCTCAAGGCCACCGAAATCGGCCCGCGTAAGCGGCAAACCTTTTTCCTGTGGAGTTCATCATGGCATTCGCAAACCCTTCGGTTAGCGACATCATTGCGACGACTATTCAGTCGCGCAGTCGCACCATTGCTGACAACGTCACCAAGAACAACGCCCTGCTTGCCCGACTGAACCAGCGCGGCAACATCAAGACCATTTCGGGCGGAAACGTCATTCTGGAAGAACTGTCGTTTGCTGAAAACGCGAACGCGGGCTTCTACTCGGGCTACGACCTCCTGCCGGTCGCGGCTCAGGATGTCATCACCGCTGCTCAGTTCGACATCAAGCAGTTCGCCGTGCCGGTCGTCATGTCCGGTCTGGAGATGCTCCAGAACAGCGGCAAAGAGGCGATGATCGACCTCATGGAGTCGCGCATCAACGTGGCGGAAGCCACGATGGTGAACCGTCTCGCGCAGTCGATCTACTCGGACGGCACCGGCTCCGGCGGCAAGGAAGTCACCGGCCTGGGCGCGGCTGTCCCGACCTCGCCGTCGAGCGGCACCTACGGTGGCATCAACCGCGTTGACTGGTCGTTCTGGCGTTCGCAGCTTCTGGACGTTTCGACCTTCACCGGCGGCGCGGCGTCTGCCAGCAACATCCAGTCGTGTATGAACGCCCTTTGGGGTTCGACCGTTCGCGGCACCGACCGTCCTGACCTGATCGTGTTCGATCAGAACTACTGGGCGTTCTACATGGCGAGCCTGCAAGCCAACCAGCGTTTCACCGACCCGAGCAGCGCGAACCTCGGATTCCCGTCCATCAAGTTCATGGACGCGGATGTGGTTCTGGACGGTGGTATCGGTGGATTCTGCCCGCAGAACACGGGCTTCTTCCTCAACACGAAGTACCTCAAGTGGCGTCCGCACGCGCAACGGAACATGGTTCCGCTGTCGCCAAACCGCCGTTATTCGACCAACCAGGATGCGGAAGTTCAGATTCTGGCTTGGGCGGGCAACCTGACTTCCTGCGGCCCGCAGTTCAGCGGTCGGATGGTTGCGTAACGATTCGGTGGGCCTGTGGTGGGGTCACCTTTCCCTCGGGACATGGTGACCCCATGCCCGAGGGTTTTTTTCTTAGGAGTGTCAAATGGGTACTGCTGTAATTGGTATTGACAAGACCCAAATCACCGCAGCGTCGGCTGTTCCGGCGTTTCGGCTTGGGACGATTGGTGGCTACGACGACCCGACTCTGGGTTACCAGGAGTTCATCTACGGTCGTGCTGACGGTGCCATGACGGGTGCCGGATACGTTGCGGTCGAAGTGACTGCTGCGGCTGCTGCGAACGCGCTGGACTTCATCATGATCACCACGGCTAACACCGCTGGGGGTCAGAACGGTCACGGCTCGCGCGTGGCGGTTGCTCAGGCTGTCATGGCTGACAACGAGTTCGGTTGGTTCCAGATCTACGGCAAAGGCTCGCTGCGTACTTCTGCGGCTGCTGCCAAGGGAACCCGTCTGAACACCACCGCGACTGCTGGTGCGCTGGACGATGACGGCACCGCTGGCGCTCGCGTCATCAACGGTGCTGTGCTGGGCGTGGCGACGGGCGGTGCTGCGACCTCGGCGGACGGTGTGTTTACCTACCCGTCTGTCGGCGCGACGATCTAAGTGTAGCAAGGGGGCGGGCGGCAACGCTCGCCCCTGTTTCAACCATAAAAAGGATACCCAATGGAACCCACCGCGATTGCTACTGACTTCATTGATCCGCCTCCGATGGCACGGCCCGAGACTTCGCGCTTTGCCGAGGACGCGAAATTGCACGTTGAGTTTCATCGCTCGCCCGTAATTAATCCGCACAAGTCGCAGGCGGCTGGACGCGCGATCTACGAGGAAAAGGACTTCGTCCGCATCCACATCCCCGGCGACAAGAACAACATCATCGACCGTCCCGTGGACGCGATTGATGAAATGCGCTTTGCCGACCGGCTTGCCAAATGGCGTGCGGGCCAGGGCGATGCGATGTCTGGCACCCCGTTGTCCGCGCTGCCGACCATGACGCCTGCCAAGGTTGCGGAGTATGGATACTTCAACATCCGAACGATTGAGCAACTGGCTGCAACGGCTGACACGTTTGGTGCAAAGTTCATGGCTTTCCAAGGGGACAAGGCACGCGCAAAGGCGTTCCTTGAGGTTGCTGCTGGCAACGCGCCGCTTGAAAAGATGAACGAGGAACTGTCCAAGCGTGACGAGCAGATCGAAACGCTGCGGGCGCAGGTCGAAGCATTGGTTGCGAGTCAAGGCAAGAAAAAGTCTGACTGAGGGGTAACGAATGGCCTTCCAGCTTGTCAATGACGCGAGTCTGCTGAACATCGTCCAGAACCTCGCGCAGATGGTGGGCTATTCGACCCCGGCTGACCCTGCGGGCGGCAGCGATCCTGCCGTCACGCAAATGGTGCAGGCTGTCAACGTGGCGGGCAATGACATGCTCGCCATGAACGACTGGCAGGAACTAAGCAAGATCCACAGCATCAGCATCATTGCTGATTCGCCTGGTCAGACTGAGAAGGGCTTTGCGCTGCCCGAGGACTTTTTCGAGTTCACGGATCAGACGCAATGGAACACCAGCAACCAATGGCCCGCTATTGGGCCGATCTCGCCGCAAATGTGGCAGATGCTGCTGGTGCGCTCCACGATCCCGACGATGTCGTTTTACTGGCAGGTTCGGGACAGCAAGATCTACATTCTTGCGCCGCCCTCGACCGCGCAGACGCTGACGTTCTTCTATCAGTCGCTGGCGTGGGTGCGGGACGCGGATGATGCGAACCTGTACAAGAACCGCGCGACGAAGAACGGCGACACGATCCTCGTTGACCCGTATCTGATGACGCTGCTCGCCCGCGTCAAGTGGCTGGAAATGAAGGGTCTGGATTCTGCCGCTGCCATGCGCGATTTTCTGGTGACGTTTGAGAATCGCAAGGGCGCGGAAAAGGGTGCGCCTGTGCTGACGATGGCGAGGGATATGCGGTTCCCGTACTTGAACCCGATCCAGAACACGCCTGACACCAACATCGGATTCTGACATGCCTCTCCAGCGGGTTGCTCCGTTTGCCGCGCCTAGACGGGCTGCGGCGACGCAAACGTCGAAGATGAGCAACGTCCCCGCGCCGGTGGGCGGGCTGAACTACCGCGACCCTATCAGTCAGATGTCGCCTTTGGACGCGGTGGTGCTGGACAACATGATCCCGCGCCAGTTCGGCACCGAGATCCGAAAGGGCTATCGGCTGCATGTTGACGATGTTGGCGGCGTGGTCAAGTCGGTGTTTACCTACAACGCGGCGAACCAGACGAACGACAAGGTATTCGCGGCGCGCGGCGGCAACATCTACGATGTGACTGCCGACCCGGCAACGGTTGCCGTTTCTGCTACGGGCAGCACAAACGACCTGTGGTGGACGACGCAGTTCGCAACCGGCGCGGATACGTTTTTGTTGGCCGTGTCGCCTGGCGCTGGGTACTACACTTATTCGCAGGCGACGGGTTGGGTCAAGCGCACGCCTTCCAGCCTGCCGACGACGACGCTGCGAACCGTCGCAGTCTGGAAGCGGCGCGTGTTCTTTACCTGCATCAACGACACCAAAATCTACTATCTCAACAGCGTTGACGTTGTTGATGGTGCCAGCAACTCATTCAGCATGGGCGGCCTGCTGCGAAATGGCGGGTACGTCTCTGCGTTGATCAACTGGACGCTGGACGCGGGCACCGGCATTGACGACCATTTGGTTGTGGTCGGCACGCAGGGCGACATGGGCGTCTGGAAAGGCACCGACCCCGGCACGGCTAACGATTTCCAGTTGCAAGGCGTCTGGTACATCGGTCCTGTGCCTGAGTTTGGGCGGTACTTCAGCCCTGCTGGCGGGGATGTGCTGATCCTGTCGGAACTCGGGTTGCAGCAGGTTTCCAAGTTGGTCAATGGGCAGTTCATTGAACGTGATCCTGGCCCTGCGGCAAAGGTACAGAGCGTGCTGAACCCGCTGGTTCAGACGTATCTGAACGCGCAGGCGTGGGATGTCATTGTGGTGCCCAGCAACAACATCCTGCTGATCTCGCCGCCACCGTCTGACATTGGCGTTTATCAACAATTCGCAATGGATCTGACGACGGGATCGTGGTGTACGTTGTCTGGCATGAAGATGCGTGCTGCGGCTGTGCTGGACGGGACGATGTATTACGGCACCAATGACGGATACATCTACAAAGGGCTGTTTGGCAGCAAGGACAACGTGACTATCACCGGCACAGGCGGCGATCTGGTCGAGGCTGATGTGCAATGCGCGTTCAACGCGATGGGCAACGC